ACTTTTAAAGGTTATCTCGTAAAAGACCAGGAAAAGCCTCCTCTATAATCGGCCTTGTAAGATTTTTAATGGGCCTTTTGTTTACCATATCAATTACATGCTTAGCATCTCTTGGATGTACACCTTCAATAATCTCTAAAAATATTCTTTCGCGTTTAAACTTAGGAATAGATTTGTTCGCACGAGTACCTTTGACAAAGTAAACAAATTTCTTATGTTCTCTTAAAAGACTTGCAGGGTGCATATGCCCTGGTGAGGCTGTGTAAGGTGGATCTCCTGCTGGAAGATCCCATTCGATAGTAGAATCATATGAGCCACGTATGATATCCTTCAATGGCCAACTTTCATTTTGTTTAAGAACTTCTACTTTTTTAGCTTTAGTTCTCTGTTTTGCTGCTTTTTCAAGCACTTCAAATACGTCTAAATCCATTATACAAATTCCTCCACGGATTCAATCAGCTGTTTCATATTTTTATTTATAAGATATGGAAACACCAGACCTTTATTATTCCAAGGATCTTGATTTTTATATTCTTCTAAGATCTTTTCTTTGAGACGATCTGGAGTTTTAGTGAGATCGATTAGTGTTTCATTACGGCAGTAATTACGATACCATGAAGCTGCGTATAGTAATTCACCTTCACCAAGATCTTTTAGTATTGCTTCTTTCTTCTTCTTAGAAAGAGGCGTTTGTCTGCGACCCTCTACAAATACGTCGTCATCTGATAGTACGTTTGGTACGCCATCACCACCATCACCTTGTAATATTTTAAGTTTTAAGTTTTGTCGTGGGTGGCTTTCTTCCACGTGCTTTTTTGTTAAAGGAGAAAACTGTGAAACGTTATCATATCTTTGTAGTTGTTTAAAGTCGTGATCAGCAGATACAATCATTACTGGTTCGTACTGGCCAAACTCTTGTGTATTTTCACATAGTGTACCTATAATATCGTCTGCTTCGCATTCGTCAATTTTGATAACATGATAAGGAAAGTTTTGTTTGATTTCATCTTGTACAAGCTGAAGAATACGGAACGCTTCACCCCAATCAAAATCAGAATCTTCGCGAGACTTACGACGACTTGCCTTGTACTGTGGAAAGTAATTACGACGCCAGTTATTACCACTGTCGATTGCAAGTACAATCTCACCGTAATCTTTTTTGAATTTGGTACGGTACATGCGAATAGAGTTAAGCATCATATGACGCAACATCTGTTCGTCGTTTACTTTATTAACCGCAACTGTGGCGATAGCGATACCTGAGAAATCAATTAGAATCATAATAAAATCTTTTTATTGAAGGAATGGATGGTTAGATGGTAAATTTATAAGTTGATTATAAGAGAGTGTATAAAGTTGAGTGTTATGGGTGATAAGATGTTCAAAATTTTTATTGGTATAAAAAAGATGATTAGTTAAAGATTGTAGTGAATTGAAGTTGATAGTGTGAGTTGATGGGGTGAAAGTGGTTAGTGTAAACATATATTTAGCTCCTCATAGTTACTATACTATTATATCATACTTTGAGGTAATTGTAAACGTTTAATTTCACTTTTTTAAATTTTTTTTAGCCATGGTGGCAGGTGTTTGGCATGTATCTTACAGCCAATAAACTCGTTTAACCACTCATCGGAAAGAAGGACGTCATTATCGAACTGAGCTTTTGCTTCAAAGTAGGACATTTCTCCTTTGGTTCTGCAGAGTCGGATAATTTCTCTTTTGTAATTATCTGACCCTCGCTGTTCAACGAGTATTTGAAGTTCTTTACTAGATCCATAATATCCTTGCCAGTCGCTTGGTTGCTTTGTGCGTACTCGCCGAGCTCGCTTTGAATTTTTTGGTAATACCTTCGGCCGCCAAAAGTTCTTTTTACCGATATATTTCTTGCCTGTATCCAGCTCTGTGATGATATAAACGAATCCTTGGTAATCATCTGGGGTCTTGTCATAAATGTTGTTTTCATAGTACCACGTCATATATTATATATCTTGCCAGTCTCCATCAGATATATCTTCAGCTTGAGCTCTTCTTCCGCAGACAGGACAAAATTCTGGTTTTGTGCCATTATCTAAAAGTACGATACTTAACGTATCACACTCTTCACATTCTATTCTATACTCGTTTTCCACACGATTCCTTTATTTCTTTTTTTCTTTCATCGGTAGCTGTAAACCACTCTTTAATTTCTTCTTGTGTTCTACCGCAGCCAATGCATATTTTGTCTATCAACGTACAAATTTTTACACAAGGACTAGAAATCAATTTCACAAGCACCGCCTGCGCAGGCAGCGGCTCCAAGTGTGTCGACGTCTACGTATGTCTTTTCTGTAAGATCCGTCTTCCAATCTACTGGTTGAAGGTTTTGTTGTATCTTATTCCATTTATGAAGTAAATAAGAATCTTTCAAACAGTATTCTGTTTTCTTAAGATCGCCTTCAAAATAGTTATGAGCAAAGTTTGAGAATCGTCTGACCCAGTCTTGCTTTGCTGAGTTTTCAGAAGATTCAAGTGTAAGATCCTCGCCCATACCTTGCGCTGTAGAGCAAGCGATCCATAGGTTTGTAAATACTTTGAGTGCGTCGACAACCATACCTGAAGCGAATATAGCACCTTCACCGTACTTATCAACCATATCTTCGGCTGTAATTACGGCTGTGTTTGGCGCTTGATTGTAGTCTTTATCACCAGATGGCGCAAGGAAAGAGATACCTGAGAAAGAATAGCGATTCTCAAACACGTACTTCTCTACATCATCCCAGTCGTCGACAATAATTGTGTTAGAAACGTTATGACGAATACCTTCGTCTGCACATAACTCCTCATTTGTGCCTTCGACAACCCAATACTTCTGAGCCTTTTTGACGAGGTCCAGGTGTTTTACACCGTACAGGTTATCTTTAAAGTAAGAGCCTTGATGAGGAATGATCGGAAAAGAAATTACAACGTCAGTACCTGATGCTGACCATACTGATTCTTCAACCATATAAGGATTCGATTTAATAATAGCCTGAGTAATTTCAGACTCTTTATTCATTTGAATGTTTCTTATGTATTGCGAAGAATGCTCTGCATGTATGCCAGAAGCGGTTCGTAGCAGAACTGATGCATTACCACTTGGCTTAACGCAAGTAGTACGAGCAGCAGGATTAATACCAATAATGGCTGCAACTTCCCTGTTGACCTTCTTAACAATGTTTGCTCCTTTTTTAAGGATCTTCGTATCGAAAAGAATATCGGGGTTATTCATCCATCCTGTAATTGAAACACCAAGCAATGCTTCGCGATCGAAGATCTTTTTAGATACAGGACTTAAAAATTTAAAGTCCGTGTATCCCGCTTGTAATGTACCAAGAATGGCACCAGCACGACATGCCTGATAGAAATCATCTTCAGTAGCACACATACCACCGTTAATTTCTGTTAGGTTACAGCCTTGCCAGCCAGACTCGCCTTCGTACTGAGGATACATACCGATCTCAACACAAGGATTTGTTGTATGTTCTTTTGATGTTGTGAAATAAAAGCCTGGTTCGCCAAATGATTTAACAGAATCCATAATCTTTGCGAACATTTCAGGTGTAGCTTCGTCTCGTACAATAACAGCTGAGTTATTTGAACGACCGCGCTGTGGGTTATCCATAAACCAGTTACCTGTTTTTGCGTTCATCATTTCATCGTCTTCTGGAGAGAAGAGACAAATTGTTGCTGAACGACGTACACCACCAGATAAAACAGCGTCGGCTGCATGCATACAGATATCATACACTGTAATAGGACGAAGAGAAACAGGTTCTTTTGAGTCCATTACCATACCTTGTAGCATGTGCTCAATCTTATCCAAAGACTTACGTAAACCTTCTGGACCAGGAGCTTTGAATCCACCAGATATTTTTGCGCCTTTTGGTCTGATTTGAGACAAATCGAAGAATACGCGACGACCTTCGTAGTCTGGATATTTGCCACCGCCTACCATGTACGAAGCCATCAAAACGTCAAGTGCAGAAGCCCAACCTTCGATTGAATCTTCTACAATATAACCTTTTGCTTGTTTTGTACGTAACTGAATCTTTGGTAGTTTAGCGATATGATGTTCTTGTACAGAAAAGCCTGCACCTGCTCCGCATAATAAAATATAGAAAAACTCGCCAAAGAAAGCAGGACGATCGGCATAAGATGACGTACAGTTGTACATACGCATCTGATGTTTCATCAATTGTTCTCCGCCAAACTGTAAAGCGCGTTGAGCTCCAAGCACCCGTTGTTCCTTGTAAGCGGTGCGAGCTTCTTCTAAATATGAATTTAATTCTTCTGTTTTGTCTGAATAGTTATTTTCGTGCATTGATATTACACGATCGACAGCTTCATCCCAGCTCTCGTATGAGCCATCGTTTTCTTTAAATCTCGAATAGCCTTCGTAGAATTTCGTTTGGGACAAAAAGTCTCTAGTATCCGCGAATCGATTTGATTGCATCAGCTGATTCCTTTATGTAGTGATTTGCTTTATATGTAGTATTATATATCAAAGGGCTGTTTTTGTAAACAGCCCCTGGACACTTTTTCAGAAAAAAATATTTTTTTTATTTTAAATA